TTTTCTAAATGGAATAAACCTGAAACACACAGTGATATTGAAGTGATCAAAGAGTACTATGGCTACAGCAATGACAAAGCAAGACAAGTCCTCTCACTTATATCGCCTGAACAAATAAAAATTATAAAAGAAAAGGTGAGTAAAGGTGGAAGAAAATAGTATTATTGAATGGTCTCCAACAACCATGTTGGAAATCACACTAAACGAACCAGACGACTTTTTAAAGGTTCGTGAGACACTAACTCGTATCGGGGTAGCTTCCCGTAAAGACAAAAAGCTTTATCAATCATGCCATATCTTACATAAGCAAGGACGGTACTTTATCGTTCACTTTAAAGAGTTGTTTATGTTAGATGGTAAGAAGGCAAATCTCGAAGACAATGACATTGCACGTAGAAACACAATTGCTACACTACTCAGCGATTGGGGTCTAATCGATTTTGTGAAGAAAGAAGAATTGGTTGTGGCACCACTACGTCAAATAAAAATCATTTCATACCGAGATAAAGATAATTGGGAATTGTGTCCGAAATATAATATTGGAAATAAATAATCACCTGATGCATATTAGGTATTCCATTTTGTTATAGCTTATGGTACAATCTAAATTATAAATAGTTATGCAGTGCGGATGGTCCGGCTGCAAATTATTCTTGCTTGTAAAAAGGAGAAAAACATGACAGGCGTACAATCACTATTTCCACGTTCATCTTTTGTTGGTTTTGACCACTTATTTAACGAACTAGAGCACGTAACAAGACATGCTCAAGACCACTATCCACCCCACAATATTATTCGAACAAGCGATACAGACTATCTAATCGAACTTGCTGTGGCCGGATTTTCAAGAGATGAGCTTAATATCGAAGTCAAAGATAGAACATTGACTGTGAAAGGTGAGCATCAATCAAAAGGTCGCGAATACATTCACCGTGGTATTTCCACTAAGAAGTTCAAACGCACCTTTAGGCTGTCCGAACATGTAAATGTAAACGGAGCAGACTTAGTGGACGGAGTATTGTCAATCGAATTGAAATATATAGTCCCAGAAGCACTGCGTCCTCGTAAAATCGAAATCGGTCATTACGAGGAAATAACAAATGACACAGACACTAAAGAGCTTCTTCAAGAAGCTAATTAATTCGTACAAATACAACCGCGAAGTTCATGCAACTATTAAAGAGTTACAAAGGCTAACTAATGCTGAACTAAATGATATTGGTCTATCACGTGGAGACATCTGGCATGTCGCACATGAATCACATATCAATAAAAATTTGCGGGGGTGGGTCTAATGGCTTTTTTAACTGATACAGTAACATTAGACTTTCGTACACCATTTCAGAAACTATGGGCTGGGTTTCAAACTTGGTACCAGGTAGCTGGATATAGCAGAGCAGCTGCGCATTTAGCATCTCAAGGTTATTATGACGAAGCTAAGCATTGCATGGAGCAGATTGCAAAGCTGAAAAGCTGATTAAGAAGCACAGCAGAGGGGCTGTCATGGCCCCTCAGATCTTCTTGGAGTTTATAGTATGGATCACTTATTTGCAGAACCAATTGAAATCCATGACAATATCATTAGTCAAGAATATAATGATGAACTAATACTTAGGTGTTATGGGTTACGTACTCAATTAACTAATGGATCAGAACCTTGGCTCTGTGACATTTATACAAGTTTTCAATCAACAGACCTATGGGAATTTCCAGAGTTTGAACTTCTTCTTCAGGTCATGAATGAAAAGGTCCAAGCGTTTGGCGAATATCTAAACAATGTGGAAATTGAAACAAAATGTGTAGACGCGTTCTTTAATATTAGTGGCAAAGGCCAGTACCAAGAACAGCACATACATCCAATGTCTCACATTAGTGCTATCTATTATCTCAAGGCTCCAGAAGGTTCAGCACCTACAGTTTTTAAGAAACCGTACACCAATATGATGTACTACCCGAATCCGCTGTTTCCAAAGGAAAGCGAATCCTACGATCCAGTGGAAAGACGTCTTGTCTTATTTCCGTCATACCTGCCACACTTGGTTGACCAACAAAGGATAAGTCAAGATCGTATTACTATCGCAG